CCTCGTATGAGGAAACTATAATATCCTTTCCAGATGCAACGCGAGAACTACTGGGTGTAGACTTGCGAAGTATAGGATTTAAGGATATTGGGTTCGAGCTAGGTTTAGCCTTATTAGGCTTAGATTTTTGCATGGGAGTGCATTGTGTTGTATTCTTTCGTTGTTTAGTCATTTGTATTGGACGCCTCCTTGACTTAGGAGCGACTGTCCATCTCTATGAAGATCGACTATAAGGATAAGGCATATTGTCTTAATATCTTAATGTATATCAACGTCTTACGAGCATGAGGGATAAATCAACCTCCGCTTACAGCGTTCTTTACATGATACTTTTAGATCAATAACTTTCTTCCTTCCCATAACCAACCTCTATCCGTGCAGTCTGTCGACATTCCGATGTCAAGACACCTTAGTACGGAAGTAAACCGTTTTGGATAGTTAACATAGAGACCCAATCACTGGTCATCCTAGAAACTCATGGTTCGAGACCGGAATTCTTCCGGAGTCTCACCAGGTTTCTGTTGGATGATCTGTTCAAGTGGCTGCCACGCGAACGTGCGTACACAGCCTCCCATCTGCCTAAAGGTTCCTTTTCGGAATTGGCGAAGTACCGTGTGAGACGGATGTCTCACTCGCATCTTTGGCTTATCCGAAGGTTCACCTTCTAGTGCAAGCGGGGGAGTGTATACCTCACGATCCGTGGACCGTTCAACGAATTCAGGTTGCGGACCAATCTTAGGTCCAATTACCCACCGTGGTTGATGAAACATAATGAGTTGGCTCGAGTTCTTCTCGGATACCAACGCAATCTTGCCGATCTTTCCAGGTTCCTCCATGAATTTCTTCTCAATGAAGGTTGCATACCTACGTTGGAAGGGAGTCACTCGGACCTCTAAACCCTTGGGAGGGTTGAAGCCCAGACCGCCTCGCTCGAAAGGAAGAAACAAATTATAGTTTCCCTTTTTGGTGAATGTCGCGATCGCGCTTTTGTGATAGTGCATAAAGCGGTCATGCGTCCTTAAAGGATTCACGCTGCTAGGTACTATTTCATTATAGTAATCCCAGATCGGAGCGAGTTTTGCAGTATCCCGACCAGTAATCTTAGACTGGCCAGTCAGCAAACCGGCATTCAAATATCCTAAATGTTGGGGAACATTCTCATTATCAGAGTACAACTGTGAATTTACAGTAAAGTACTTCGGATGAATGTAGTTCTTACCCAAGGATAATTCGAATCCCACATGTTTCACCTCATCTTGCCACAAGTCATAGAGATTGTCATCAGCGCGAAAGAGGATATCATCCCCATTCACAAGCACTGGCAAATCTCGAATATCAATCTCACGATCTAGATA